TTGTACATCAACCCCACCTCTTGATACATAAAGACAAGTTTTGCCTAACATATCTGCCCAAGTAATAGTTGTTTCGCCACCAATTGCAGTATAACCCTTTGAGTAAACCGAACCGCCAACGATAACTGTTCCACTTGGAGTGATTGAAGTACCGCTTGTGCCGTATGCTCCAGAACCTTGTAAACTAACCGAATAAGTCGCTATATCTTTATAAGGACCATTGATTGTTAAACTTGTCATATTACAAGTACCGCTAATTATCACTAATCCATCAACTCCGTTGTCTATTACGAACTTAACGATAATGCTTTCTCTTGATTGCTGAAGTTCTAAAAGGAACAAATAGCCGTAATTGTCTAAAGTTACCAAGCCATCGCAAGTAATATTCCAACTCGCTATGTCGTTTCTGTATTCACGATACCAAGCCGAACTTTGAGATGTAACTTCTTTTTGGTCTACTGTTACATTAAAACTACAATTGGTAGAACACGCAAAAGGTATATCCGTTTCCGTTTCTGCATCATAGCGATAAAGCATAATGTTCTTACCTATAACTGGTTCTGCCATCTTAAGCGTATTTTAAATTTGTTTTATTAGGATAGCAATTATTTAAATAACATCTTAAAGTATTAGCATTTAAACCAAGTAATTTAGCCGCTTCTTTTGCAGATTCGTAAAATATACCAGTTTGTGTATCTATTACAATTCTTGATTGTCTTAAAATATTACTTTTTCTAACATTATCTGATAATCCATTATCCCAAGAATGTTGAGTATTCATTGAATGAGTACACCATTCTAAATTTTCTAATCTATTATCTTCTTTTATTCCGTTTTTATGATTAACAAAGTTAAATCCTTCCTTTTTCTCAATAAATGCTTCGCATAATAGTCTATGAATATAAAGTATTTTACACCCATTTTCATTATACAATCCAATTACATAATAACCATTTTTGGCTTTTGTGCTTTTAAGACTTTTGTTAGTCTTTGTATTAAACACTTCGCCTAATTTATTTATTGTGTAATTTTCGTAGCCTTTTATTTTTACTTTATCTGCCATATCACAAATTTAACCATAAATTTCTATAATCTGCCCAGCACTACTAATCTTAAACGCTGCAAAATCTACTGGACCAGTTTGTATCTTCCACCAAAGGTTCGCACCATTAAACGGAGTGTAGAACGTTGCGTCACTATAATAATAATCGCCTACGCTTGGCAATCCTATCGCTAAGTTGTTATAAACTACAAACGTAGTATAAGGCGCAGCATAAGCCGCTTCTCTTGTTGTGTAAGCCGTAGACCTTAAATGTCCGTAACCAGTAACCGCATTGCTTAAAGTATTATTGCTATAAGTTGTGGTTAAGGTTGTTTCTATATTCTCGTTATTAATGTCCAATAAAGTAGCTTGAATTACATCATTAAATAAATCTATCGTAGAATTACCTAAAATGTACTTCTTATCGTTTACGCTTATTTGCGCTGGGTCTGTATCAGCAGAAGTTATACGCATTGCGCCGCTTAATCTTCCGTTAGTCGTGTTCATACCCATAAAAGAAGCGTCAATATTAATAACGTTCTTATTTAGGCAGTTTGAGTATTGCTTAACAATCAAATCACTCAAAGAACGATAAATATCCGTTGGGTATTCGTATCTATACCAACCAATCAAATCTAATCCATCAACATCACTTAAGAATCCTCTATAACTAAAATACCCCTCGTTGCTTGGGTTAAACCCTAAAGGCAAGTCAATTTCTAAAACGTATTCTTCAGTATCAGTTATGTAACTTTCGGTTAGGAAAGAAGTAAACGCTGGTATTACCGCCAAACTAAAGTTTTGTACTTCAACTGTACCTACTGTTGATTTCCAATAAGAAGAACTACCATCTGCAATAATTAATTCAAAATATAATTGTCCGTTATCTGGAGCAGGAGGCAATTCTATACTAAAATTCGCCTTTGCGTTTGCAGGGTCAAATGGATAATAGTAGTAATCGCTTCCAATATTTGTCCATTCTTTTTTATCGTTTATGTAGTATGTATAAGAACCAGTTGTTAAAGTTATTTTAAGCAAGAATAAAGCATCTGGGCCACTTGCAGGAACGCCAATACCAGCTATGTCAAATTTTAAGCTAATTGTTTCGTTAATACCAACCTTAGGCAAGTCATCTGGACTAACCCCAATATCATAAGGAGCAGCGACTCCATTACTCATTATAAAACTATTGTATGTTTTATTTGGGTAATCCTTTACATAAATCTGCCCATCTGTTTCTCTTCTTTCAGTCCAACCAAAAGCATTTCCTTGTGTTGGAGAAATAACCGTGAAATTCTTTAAATCCCAGTTTGTAACGTAGTTATTAGGATATTCTACTGTCTTTTGGAATCTTATTTTGTTATAACCTTTTCTAAGTATTTTTAATTGGCTATTATCAACGTAAAATAAACCGCTTGTATTGCCAGTATATCCTTCTATTTGAGCCGTTAAATTCTTTGTGCCGCTAGTTACTATTGTACCCTCAAAATCGTATTCAGTAAAGTAATAGCTTGACTGCGCAATCTCCGTTAAAGGAACAATGTACCATTTACCTTGTGCTTGGAAGAATCTACTTCCGTAACCTCGTGCAATATCAGTTATAACTTTTAAACAAGTATAAGGTTCTTGGCTATCGTTTGTAATAGAAGCGTAGTTTAAGTAAGATTGTGTTAATGGTTCGTTTGACGTACTTGCACCTCTATTTACCATTGATGTTGCGTAAAAACTAATACCGCTTATCAAGTTTAAATTAAACCCAACCTTATTTACTGCCGCTTGTAATAAATCTAAACAAGTCGCTCTATCAACTAAAGTATAATCAGTAGGCAAAGGGAAATGTATTTTTTCAAGCATTCCCAATCCGTCAATAGCATTAAAAGCCATATTTCTACGACCAGTTGTATAAGACATTTGAACGTAATCACTCAACGCCCAACCTTGCCATTCTAAAGTTGCCCCATAGTACAACTTACATAAATACTTCCTATCGTTAAGACTTGTAAAGTCTGGCATATTAGCCAAATCATCAGTTACGTCAATTAAGACGTTTAACTGACTTGCGTATATTGGTTCAAATATATCATCTGATTTAGGCAAGTATTGTATTTGTATGCTGACTGCTGGATATTCAATTAAATCGCCAACATATCCGTCCTCTTGCAAATAAAGTGTTTCAATGCTACCACTTTTAGTAGCCATTGTTATTTTATATTTATTAGCGTATGCCATTAGTTGCCTCTTCTAATATTTAAGTTATTGTTTGCTCTAGTCGTTGCTAAAACCAAGTCTGAACCTTTTAATACAAATTCTCCTAAGATACTACCAAGACCGCCCATTCCACCACCTAAACCAGATGCCGCACCTGCTATCTCGCTTGTACCTCCAGTAATTGCAGCTAATATTGTTTTAAATAACAACGCTTGTGCAATCATAGAAATTAATTGAACAACTATTTGTTTGAACGATTGTTCCAATGCTTTGCCTATATCTTCGCCCATAACCATTGCACTAATTACATTATCAAAAGCAGGTGCTAAAGTATTTGTAATATCTCTAGTTAAAGATAATTGAGCATTAAATTCTTTTTGTCTTTGTATTGCAGCATATTCCGCATCTGCAACTTGTGTTGATGCCCAAGCAGGAACATCTTTTTGCAATTTTGTAGGAGTACCAGCAGTAGGAGTAACATTTGGTTGTTCAACTACTGTTGCCATTCCAACCTTTATAACTCTTGCTTGTTTGCCTAATTTTTCAACGCCTTGAGTCGCTTTTTCAGCAGCAGAACCTAATTGCTTTGCCCCATTTGTAACATTGTTAAATGGATTTGTAGCGGCATTTCTAACTGTATCCATCAAAGATTGATTCAATGATTGGATTGAATTGTTAAGATTAACCGCCTCTTGTGCTGCTTCTACATAATTACTTTTTGCCTTACTAATTGAAGATGCTTGTGCTACTGAAGCGTCAACGTAACCATTGGTCATTGTTTTTGACCTTTCAATAGTCTTATTGTATTCTTCAGCCGCAGCTATTGCTCTTTTATTAGCGTCTGCTAATTTAATTGTCTTGTCTGCAATCTCATCTACATATCTTGATGTAATTGCTTGGGCAATTAATGCTTGCGTATATAGTTCAACCGCTTGTCTAGCTTGGTCTGTTGTTTTAATTGTCGCAGCATAAGACGCATTGACCTTTGATAATTCAGATATTACAAACTTTAAAGCGTTTGCTCTTTTGTTATCTGCTAACGTTACATCATCAGCTAAATTTATGTATGCTTGTAATTTTATTCCACTTTCACTCGCACTCGCTTTTGCCTTATTTAAACTTTCTGCAAATTTATCTTCTGCTTCTTTTGCAGCGTCAACACCTTTTATAAAGTTAGCAATCTTAGGACCAAATGCCACAATCAAAGACGAAACCGCACCCAACGCTAAACCAATACCTGCTGGACCCATTAAACCACTTGCCATTGACTTTAAAGCACCGCTTGTACTCCCAGCTTCAACTTTTAACCTTTGAAAACTCTCTAATAAAGGGTTTAAGTTGTTGGCAATACCTATAAATCCATAAGGAGCATCTTGCGCTACTCTTGATAAGTTCGTTAAAGCATTTGTAGCGGCACCGCTTGTTTGTGGGATTTGTCTAAACGCATTACCTAAATTATTAGTCGCAGTAATCGTTTGATTTATATTATTAACCGCATCTTTATTGTCGGCGGTTATGGTAATTTTAAGCGTTTCTTGTGCCATCTTATTTATTTAACTCCGTACATTTTTAAAGTTCTCATTAGTTGGTCTTGCGTTAGCTTAGGTCCTTCGTCTTCTTCTTCTCTATCACTAGGCAAAGGAAAGAACGCTTTTATGCTCTTAGGACTTTTATCAGTTGTATTTGACTTGTAAATCAAATATGCAATAGTCCTTGTGCGTTCCCACTCTTTGACTTGTTTATTGTCGTAAGCGTATTTATATAATAAAAATTCTCGCCAAGTAAGTTGCCAAAACTCGTTAATCGTTAAGCCAACCTCAATAGCGAGAATGATTATTGAATCCCAACTATAAAAACCTAATTTTTTTTTTGACTAGCCGATTTGTCTTCTTTTAATTCTGGCACCATTGAATTTTGCATATACTTCATAAATTCAACAAGTTGTCCGTCCTTAGCAGTCAATCCACCAACTTCGTCTATCCAATTGCAGATGTCATACTCCTCAAAATCAATAGGTTTCTTCAGACTCTTATATCCACTCTCGGCTGATGCTTGTACAATATGAACTATTGTGTCTAAGTTGTACACCCCAGAAGATAAAACGTTTATTAGTTCCATTAAAGTTTTGTTCTCTAATTCACAAAAACGCTTCATCGCCCAAGTTCCCCATCTTAAAGGTATTGTTGTTGTTTCTAGTTTTAGTTCAAACATATTTTATTATGCAGTTTCGGTTTGTGTTAATGGAGGAGTAGTTACTACGAATGTTGCAGTAAATTTCACATCGTCAGCATCGTCAGCAGTTACGCTAAAGTCTGAAATGAAAACTGTACCGCTATAAGTAATATCTCCAGCCGCAGGACTTGCTTTACCCATCTTCATATTGAATTGTGTTTTAGCAGCGTGAGCAGCATATAATTGTTGGTAACTATCCTTTGAAGGAGTACCAGTTTCGTCAATTGCAAAACCTTCACACTCAAAAGACTGACTGAATACTGGACTTGGAGTGTAAGAGTTACCACACTTAGAAGTCGCATCAATTGTGTCGTTAGTTGAAGTGAAAGAGTTAGTTGTAAGACAAGCAACTGGCTTAAAAGTTGCATCTCCGTCTATGTCTGCAAGTAGGATATAATCTCTACCGCTTACTTTAGTTTCTGCCATTTTATTTAATTTTGAGTTATTGTTATGTTATATGTTATAATTGTTCTAAATACGTTATCAAGTGGGTTTAAACCATCTAAGTTTCTGATACTTGCAACAAATAGCGAAGAACTATAAAAGCCGTTTGCTAATGTTATATCGGTATCTGAATTTATAGCAGTCAAAACCAAATTGCTAATTTCTTCAGCTCGTTTATAGCCAAAGTTAGCATTTTTTGTAACAATGTCCACATCAATTGTAATTCCATTTGTGTAACCACTTTTTCCTTGTTCTTGGCTTGATGTTCTACCGCTCATTACAATATATTCTGCTCCTGCTCCGTCTGGTGCTATACCATCGTAAACAGTAAGTCCACTTGCGCTTGTCAAGTTAGTATAAAACCATTTTTTTATCTCTACGTTAGGGTTAAGCATCTAATAATTTTTTAAGTCTTTGTATCAATTTTGGCTTTTCTTCTTGATAAGCTGGAATTAGAAATGGTTGCGGTCTTAATCCTTTTTGTAAGATACTTCTTGCAATTACAAAAGCTAATCCTTTGTCGTTTTTGCCGTTACCTATTCCTTTTCTTTTTACCCACAAAGTTAAGGCATCAACCATATCTTTAAACTTGCCGCCTTTCCCACCTTTAAACTGCTTTGCATATGCCGTAAAATCAGCAGGCACACTTACTTTGCCTCCAGTTCCAAACTCTACATA